GTTGAACTTGCAATATTGAACAGTAGACATGATATCTGGTTGATCTGCTTGAAAGTAGATGAAATAAAACTAAAAGAAAGAAATCATTTTTTATAATAATTGAAATAAATTAATACAAATAAAAAGATTTAAGAAGATTAATAAGAAATCCTTAAATCAATTATTTAAGTGTGTTCATAAAATCATTCATGTTTTTTGTTCCCATACTTGAATTACAATCATTCATAATTATATATAGAAAATAACTTAAATAATTTTATAATGACTAAACATAAAGCGAAGATTATAAATTATCCGCTGTAAAATATTTTTTTTAAAAAATAAACATATGAAAGAGAATACTTGTAAAATATTTAAATGTTCTATAAGAAGTTTATTTAAATGGATTAAAAGATATGAAGAAATTAAAAAGCATAATAGAACCTATATCATACAAGGTTAAAAGAACATATTAAGTTTATATTAGAAGAACTTAAAAATAATAAGACTATTACAATAGAAGATTTACTAAATTTAAAACTTTAACTTTAAGTAAAACACATCTTCATCGCATAATAAAAGAAAATTACATATCATTAAAATTAACTAAAATTAAACATGAACCTATTAAGAGATTTGGTAAGGATATTAATATTAAAGAAAAAATAAAACAATTTTATAATGAAATTAAAAATTATAATTGACGAGGTAATTTATATATGAGACAAGTATAAACTCATTACAATTAAGACATCATTATAGCAATTATGTTAATAAAAGATGTGTTATAAAAACTAATTCACAAGAAGTTTTCAAAAATATACAGGTATTTTTGCTATTTCTGTAAATAGTGTAGAAGGTTATGAATTGTATAATAAATGTGGTATTAATGGTGATAGATTATTGGCGTTTTTTGAAAAATTTATTACAAATAAATATAATTATAATTTAGATAATGCAAGTTCTAATATCAACATATACAAATAGTATATAAATGTTTTTAGTCTTCTAAAATCTAAATTACAAAAGAAACAAGGACTATAATAATATTAAAAATGTAATAAAAAAACCATACTAAAAGAGTATTATAAGAAACTATTTAATGGAAAATATAATATACAAACAGATTATATTAAAAAAATAAAGTAAGAAAATACAAAAATTATAAAGACTAAAATCTGACATTTTAAATAGTAAAAGGTGTAAAATATTAATTTTATATTCATTCCAGTCTATAATATTTCTTTCTGTAAAAATAACAGACCCTATAATTCCTTCAACTTTAAGATTAAATGACATATTTTTATTTAAGTTATAAAATATATCATTTTTTATTGTTATTAGTATCAGAACAAATATCATATAATAATATTTTAGATATTTACACACATACCATTATAATATATAATTGAATCTGTAGTCAATTTACTTAGTTTTATTTTATTTCTGAGTTCTGATTCTATAATATATTTTTTTGAATGAACAACAAATTCAAAATTTTCAGTTGGTTTTTCTAAAAATGTTATTCTAATTTTGAATTCGTGATACATAGCAGCAACAAAAATAAACTCTTTTACAACTCGGGCATCATATAGATGCCCACCTATATAATAAGTTATTTTAATATTTTCATTTTTGGGTGATACCTCAATATTATCCATTATATCACAATCTCTTTTTGGTGTATATTCAAAAAAATAATTATCTTTTTCATCAGCTTTTAAAAAAGCAGTTGAGAATAACAAAAATTTATCTTTATTATAATATGTAACCATATCTATCTTTTTTTTTGTGTTTCTAAAATAAAAAATTTAACAGCATTATGATAATTCATTTCCATATCACTATGTACAATAGATGCATTTTTCATAAATTCATTATAGTTAATTGTAGTAGTCATTATATTTATATAAAATTATCTTTTTAAGTAATATTAAAATATATAATTATTTACATTTTACAAAATAATTTACTACCTAATATTTTTTTCATCTAATTCATCACAATTAAAACATACATCTAAATTACCTTTTTTTAATGAAGCAAATTGACTTGATTGGATTTTAAACATATTTTAGTGTTTACACCCTTGAAGATTTAAAATGGGACAAACCCCACTAAAAATCAAAAAGGTTTGCTCTTCACAGAGCGTGTAAATTTTGGTTTTGGTAATTCGTCTAAACTACCTGATGATTTATTTGTTCTTGATAAATAATTTGGTCTTTCTTTATTATTTTTTATCGCATTATATATATAATGAAAAAAAATAAAACTAATAAAATTAATAAATCTAGCAAAATTAATAAATCTAGCAAAATTAATAAATCTAGCAAAATTAATAAATCTAGCAAAACTAATAAATCTAGCAAAATTAATAAATCACTTAAAAATCATAAAACTAATCAAGACAATTGTATAACTAAAAGCGGTAAAAAATGTTATTTTGTCGGGAAACCTTATTATGCCCATTTACAAAATGATTAACTTATTATTAAAATTATAATATAAAATATTATTTTATATCATAAAACATATAATAACATAATAATATACAAGACCTCAAAAATTATAAAAATCAATTAAATAGAATATTGAATTCCTACTAGTCCTTGATTATATATCAAAATATTCCAATAAGGCATAAATATATCCAAATATGGTTCACATTCACCATTTAATGATTTAAGTGTTATATATATTGTTACTTTATCAAATAAAAGACATATTTATACAACCAACTATATTGTTAGAATTATATTTTTCATCAATATTAAATCCATAATAAGTTAACATACCAACATCTTCATCATAAATATTCAATAAATTAACATCATAATTGAAAGCAATTAAATTATCGTTTAATGTAATATTTATATTTTGAATTTCATGTTCGCAATCTCTAACAATAAATATTCCTTGATTTATAAAATCTATTTGTGTTTCTAACTTATAAGTATATTTATTTTCATTTTGCTCATTTAATGGTATTTTTAAATGTCTTATATTTCTTATATTATGTTTTATTGGGTGTACAGTAGAAGCAAGTTGTTTTCTTTCTTCATTATCCAAAATATATTTATCCACAACAATTTCAACATTATAATCACATTCTTTATTAGTTAGTCTAACGCTGATTTCACTAAATTGTAATTGAATTATTGCTATTTTATGATTAAAAAAATAATCGTGCGGAAAATCAATAAAACAATATGTTTCATCATTTTTAGTAAAATAAATTAATCTGTTTTTATCACTTTTTATTAAAAATGAAAATGGTATTTTAAAATATGCAGACCCCATAGTAAATTCTAATTCTTCATTCATAAGTTTATTAATATTATCTTTTTCTACTATAAATCCTTTTATTTTTATTAAATCACCATATCTCAAACTTAATGATTTATTAAACGGAATAGTAATTATTTCTGGAGATGTATATTGTTGATTTTGTATCATTTCAGCATCTTGTGCTCCCTTGAAGGCAAACAAATTAAACATATTTTATATTACAATATAAAGAAATATTATGAAAGATAATTTAGATAATTTAGATAATTTAGATAATTTAAATAATTTAGATAACTTAGATAATTTAGATAATTTAGATTATTTTTATGTAAAATTAAGTAATTATACTCCAGATATTAACTACCTTTATATTCTTTTTCGATTAGAAAAAAAATTGATTTAAAATTATTATAATAGTTTAAATTAATTAAATAATATAAAGACAATTTATACAAAAAAATATGACCTCCAAAGGCGTGTTTCCATTTAAATATTTCTATACAAGAGTTTATCCTTTGCGTCGTGATGAAGAAAGCGATTTTACTGGTGTAATTGAAAACAAGATTAACAAAATTAATGTAACTGATTTAGAAAGTTATATTAATTTAGAATTAGATATTCAAGAAAGAATATTTAAACAAATGGGTTGTGATGATAAAATAATACAAGAAGCAATTGATAAAATGCGTTTAGCGTATAACTCAAAAAAATAACACAAAATTTAAATATTACTTAAAAACAATTTAAAGACTAAAGAAGTTAATTATTATTATGGAAATTAATTATGATGACTTTATAAGTAAAACAAAAATATTATATAGCAAAAATACTAATATTAAGGATGTTATCAGTGAATATTTACAAAATAAGGATAATGATGATGAGGATTTAAATGTTTCTTATGATTATAAAGATAAATTTTTTATTTCTAAAAAAAGAGATTTTTTTTGATAATATCACACAAAAATATTTTTATGAATATAAACCAAAAAGAGGAGAGTGTGGAGATATTATAACCAATATGGGTTTATTACACAAATACCAAATATAGAATATGCGTTTTATATAAGTAATAATTTATGTAGGTTAGATGATAAATTTTTATTTGTTTCATCTCAATTTGAAAGATTAACTATACATATTTATTTTGATAAAAAACCTTCAGAAAATGAACCATTTTGGTTTTGTTCTCGTAATTTTATACTTCAAAATAAAGATAGAAATTTATTTGCATGTAATAAAATAATTATTAAATATGGTTTTTATGAAAACGGATTTTATACTTGTACTTTTTTTCCTTCTCTTGGTGAAGAAAATTATTTAAAAAATGATACTTTCTTATTAGATGCTACACCATTAATGTAAAAAATGATTTAAAGCTAACAATACAACTATTATATTATTAAAAATGAATAATAGTTATGAAAAATTAAAAGAGCAAACTGAATTAAACAAACTTAAATATTTAAAATTAATTAAGGATTTAGAAAAAAAAGGGGCAATAATACCAGAAAAAGTAGATATAAATATGTCGTTAACTGAAATAATAAAAGTATATAAATTATCTTATATTGAACACGAGGATGAACTACAAAAACAAAAATTAAATACATTAATAAATATGGGCAAAACAATATTAGACAATATTGACCCAGAGTGGAAAATAAAATTAGAAGGTGAAAATGTTGGTATGACAGATAAATTAATAAAAGAATTTATAAAACAAAATACTGGTGATAGTATTTATGAAAATTAAAATATTTATTGCTACATAAACTTAATTAAAGTTATATTTTTTTAGTATCTCTACATGCCAATTATCAAATATACCTTCATATTTATAATACAAATTTTGATGTTCTTTTTTATATTTTTTACATATTTTTTTATGATATTTAATCATTTCTAACATATAATTATTTGCTGTTTTAAAAGATTTATATTCTGTTTCGCTAATACATTTACATGTATATTCAAACTCATTATTATATTTATATTTTGCAAGTAATATTAATAAATCTATTACATCACCTTCCATATATCCATCAACTATATCCGGCGTTTTTCCAATAAGCGGAATACATCTTTTAATTTCTTTTGATTCGTCCATTTTTCTTTTGTTTCGTTTATTGTATATTTGTATTATTATAATATATCATTTATAATAATATAAATTAATTTTTTTATTATCGTATATTATGAACATTATTATAATGATTTTTAGAACACAAATTATATAAATTAATAAGACAAACATTACATAAATAAATACAATTTATAGGAGGTCTTTGTGCATTAGGCAATTTCATTATTTCTATATTTATAGAAGGATATATATTAACTCCAATATTACCACAAGAAGGGCAATTAATTTGTGGAAATGTTGATATGGTTTGACAAAGTTGTTGCGACATTTAATATATAATTATATTATCTTTAAAATAAATATAATATATTTACGAGTACATTATTTAATATTTTTAGTTTTTTATTTTTTTATTATCTAATATTTCTTTTGGGTTTTTTGGTCTTGGTTTCCAATTTAATAAATAATATAATCTATTTGCTATTTCTTTTTCTTCATAAACTTTATCACCATATTTATTCCAACTTGGAATATTAACATGCAATTTAAGTAATTGATGTATTGGATAATTACGAACAGAAGAACCCATCCAAGCACACATATCTGTGTCTGGTGTATATGGGTCTGAATAATCAATAACAATTTCTCCTTTTACACCCCTAAAATCAATGGCATAATGTTTAAAATGTGTTGGTTCTTCATCTAATTCATCCATAGGTTCATAATCAATTGTTTTAATATCATAATCATATTTTTGTAATAATTCTTGTAGAGTAGGACTAAATATAAAGTTCATATATGAACCTTCACACCCATCATCTTGATATTCATAAACTTCTTCTTCAAATTCATTATCATCGGCATTTCTATAATCAGTAATATCCATTGCTTTAAAAGTTTTCTTTGTAGTATCCATTATGTATTTCTATTATGCTATACTTATATTTTTTTATTTCAATTTTTTATTTCATTTTTTTATTATATATGTAATATTTGATTAACTTTTTCAAATATTTCTTCACTTGATAAAAACTCATAATTACGAGAATGATATAATTCATCAAAATTAGTATTATTTGTTTTCCATTTATTTAAATCTATAAATCTAAATAATTTTTCTTGAATTGTATCAGGTGTTTTTAACCATTCTGCAAAAAAATATTCTTTTCTCTTATTTAATTTATCAATTTGTCTAAAAAAATCTTTGTTTTAATGTATTTTCAGTTGTTAAAATAAAATAATCATATTTACTAAACAGATTATAATATACATCACTATTTTCCATTAATCCTAGACATAATTATGCATCTAATCCTACAAAAATAATAGGTTTATCATCATGTGTTTTAATGTAATTATTAATATATTTTTGATAATCTCTTGAATATTCTTGTGGATTTGCTATTTGATATTCTGTTAAAAAATCTGTATGCAAATTATCTAAATCACAAACATATATTTTATTTGGATATGTCTCTAATAATCTATTACCAATAGTAGATTTTCCAGAACCTTGTGTTCCAGCTATATGAATTATTATATTTTTTTACCACCATATATCTTTTTTGTTTTATTAAGAAACTTTTTTAATGTAAAAAAAAGTTCTTCTGCTTCCATATAAGTAATTACATTTTCAGTTAAACTTGTCGGTCCAGTAATAGTTATACTAACTCCATCAAAAAAAATCTTTTCTTTTGTTTTATAATTAACACCACTATCTTTTTTGTTTTTAATTTTTATTTTATTTCCAATTTCATTGATAAAATTGCTTTGTATCATTATATATATTAAATATATAAAAACTTTGTATTATATATTAATTAAATGAGTGCTAAAAATTATATATTAAACTATTTAAACGATTTAATTGAACTTGAACATCTACGCGATAAAAATAAAAACTTAAAAATATGGACTAGTGAAAGTGAATGGATTTTTTAAACTAATTTTGTATATTCATTTGATGTTAAAATAGCAGATAATGATAATAATATTATTATTATAAAAACAGATATAAAAAATAATATACACTTATTGCCAAAAAGTATTAACGAGATAATAAAAAAATATAAATTATTACAAGATTTTATTATGAATTATGATGATGATTATTTTTTATTTATTGATATTACATATTTTGATAATTATATTGAAAAGTTTTTTATACAAGTTTTAAAACTAAAAGAAAATATATATTTTGATATAGATGCTAATTCATAAAGTGTATATTCCGTTTTATTCTGTAAATATAATATTATATTCACAATTTTATCTACTATTTCTTCTTGTTCTTTTTTATACAACTCACTTTTAAGACGCATTACAATATACTTAAAATAATAAATAAATTTTAAGTATGTTATTTATAAATTTTTAATTTTCTTCGTCTTGTTGATGGTTTTCTTTTTAACTCATAACCTTCTTTCAAATTATAAGCATATTCAAAGTAGTTTTTATAATTTTCTGGTTTCACTTTATCAATTGTATTTTCCACATTCTTTTTTAATGCTTGAAAATTTGCTACATTTCTATCTTTTTTCAAATATGTTTTTATTTGGTTAAAGTATTGTTCTATTGCATCCGTCTTGGGAGTATATGGGACACAAAATAAATAATGATTACCACTTTTTGTTATAGAATTTTTGATTAATTCGTTGTTATGACTTCCAGCATTATCCAAAATAATAAGATGGTCTTTGTATTTTGAAAATACATTTTTTTCTAAAAAATTTAATAACCTTTCTTTTGTCATACCACCTTTTTCATATAATTCTTTTCCAACACATTTAGAATTACTTATTGCTACCAATAAAGTAAATTTACGAAATACAAATTGGTTAGAAGTTTTTATTACACATCTTCTACCTAATTCACATCTACTATAAGTTGGTTTCAAAGCAGAACCAACGCTTGTTTCATCTAAACAAATAATTTTATTCATAGGAAATTGTTTAACCCTATTATAAAATTTATTCAACTCATTTTGTTTCTCAATTGGTTTCTTATATCTTTCTTTTGGAAAATGCTCGTGTCTTGTTCTTTTTTCTTGTTTTATTATTATCTCTAATAATTTGTCCTAAATGTTGAGGTGTAATATCAAATGTAGGATATTTATTTTTCATCTCAATATCTAATTCATTCATAGTAAGTTGTTCGTTTTGTTTTAATAATTCTAACGCAGTTTTCACTTGCGGTTTAGTAATTTTATAAGATACAGATTTTATATTTATTCTTGTAAGATTTTTAGAAGTTTTATATCTTTGTATCCATCTTTGTAATGTAGATTTCTTACAATCAAATATTTTACAAGTTTTTCTAATATTATCTTTGTTATTCAAATAATATTTAACAGCAGATATTTTATAGTCTTCGCTCTTATGTGTCATACTTATAATAAAAAAAGAATAAATATTGATTCACTTAAGGGATTTGTCCCATTTTAAATCTTCAAGGGTGTAAATTATAAAAGGTGGTATTTCAATTGTAACCTCTTTAATTAAGGAAGTTGTATATTGAGTAAGAGTATTTATTATAAATTTATATACAATATATTTAAATCTTTATTTTAATGCATCTAATATTTTTTGTTTTATATCTTGACAATTATTAGCAATTAAATCATAACTTTGTCCATATGTAATAATATCCATTAATGTTTTAATTCTTTCTGGATCATATTCATTTGACCTCATTTTATCACAACTATCAATAGTCCAATCATGACCTTCTTCATTCATATCTGATCCGGATATATTTGGATTTATTTTTCTTAATACACCTCCAGACGGTCCATATTCTATTACGTGATATTCATTTGTAGATGTTTTAATCATTATTCCAGCGTGATGTAATGAACCAACAGATATAGGTGCATCAGCTAATCCTCTTTTAATTCCACAAATTTCAATAACTTTATTTGTAATTGGGGTTGGTGGTTTTGGTAATGTTCTAATAAAATTTTTTGGTGCTAATAAAATGCCTCCTGAACATAATATACTTCTTGGATATGTATCAACATAAATGCTATCATGAATTTCTTCCTCATAATTAAAATTGTCTAATATAACATTTAATGCACATAAACGATAAATATTCTCTAAACGATTGTAAATTGGAAATACCTTTTTAATATAATCATAATATTCATTAAAGAATTGTTGTAGGTATTTGGTATAATATGGTATTTCTATATATTCATCATCTTTAATACAAGTAATATTTATTTTTTCTTTTAATTTTTTGAAATTTAAAATATTATCTTCTAATGTGTATTTAATGTCTTCATATGAAATAGATGCACTCATAATTGTATTTAATTTTTTAAACTCTATATGTTCAGCATTAAGTTCTGTTTGTTGTTTTTTTAAATTATTATCACTAACAAAGTTTGAAATCATATCAATTAATCTCATAAATCCATAATTATATTCAACATTAGATACTTTATATTTTTCATCTATTTCTCTCATACTGATCATATATGTTTCCTTTTTAATTAATTCTTCATCGGCACCATTAATAATTATAGCCATTAATATACGATAAATATGTTTCAATAAATAATCAGTTAAATATAATGTATCATAAACTGCTGAATTACTGGCAACTATTATAGGATAGACATAAGATTGATGATTACTGAATGTTTCTTTTAAATGTTGTCTCAAATCAATTCTCAATTGTTTTATTTTGTTTCCAATAATAAATTGTTCTATTTCAGTATCGGGATTTTTTAATTCATATTGATATCTATTATCAATCAGTTTAAATTTATCAAATATATCATATTCATCTATTTCACCTGTAAATATACCATCATCATCTGTTTTTAATGTTGGAAAATCATATGATGCTTTAACATTAAATAATCTCATATAATCATCTTTTGGAATATAAAGATAATTATCTACTATAAATTGTTCAATTTCATCAACTTTTTCCTCCATTTTGTTAATTGACATTATATATTAAACTATTTAAATAAATTTATTTCATTTTTATTTATTATCTTGTTGTACTTTTTATTTTTCTGGATTAGTTTCTTTTATTTTCTCCATAATTCTTTACTTTTTCTTTAACAATATTACTATTTTTCTCATAGTATTTTTTATTTCCTTGTTTTTTTCCAAATGTAAATAATTCACTATCTAAAACTATATTTGCAATTGGAATAAAATAGTCTTTTCTATTATTTCTCAAATGGAATTGTTTTATCAGTTGGAATTAATTTAATCCATTTTTTATTAATGAACTCTCATAAAGTTCATTAATATTTGCTAATCCAGAAATATAGTTGTTATAAGTTGGTTCACTAATCTTGTATATAATAATGTAATACTTATTTGCTTATTAATTTTTATAAAAATGATTAATAAATAATTCAATAATATACCTACACATAAATTAATAATTATAAATTAACAGTACTTCAATATTATTTAGTTAAAAATAAAGACAAAAAGAAGTTTATAAAATATTAAAATGCACTCCAAGAAGTTTAATCTGTTAAATTAAAGATACTAAAATGAAGGGAATGTTTATATTCATTACATAAAACCAATTGCTTCTCTGTGTTAGTATTAGAAGAAAATCGCTATTATTAAATATTATTTAGATTTTAGTAATGTATCAATTAAAACAATTAAAAAATTTCCTGATAATTTAGACTAATTAATTTTGTTAATATGATTTTCTAACAATTTTTTCCAATTTATATAATTTTATCTATATAAATTTAAAATGGTACGAAATAAATTTAAGGAGATTAATAAGATTGTTTATATTCATTTATAAATGACAAAAATTTCTTTTTGCCATTTATATCTTTTTTACCATTTTATTCCCAATCCGGCATTCCGTACTTCCCAATATCCTCGATTTCTTTCCTGATTTTCTCCCGCATAGTGATCGCTTTCCACTCCTTATTGAACTTCTTAGTCAAGATTTTGCGTCCGTCATGATTGATTTTATGAAGGAAACC